CTGCTGCTCCAACAATAATATTGTTGCTGCTACCACGTGTATATGCCATTTATTTCACCTCTTTATTTTCTTATGGATTAAAGGGGCTTGTTTCCTCGTATTAATTATAACACCCTTTTAAGAAGATAAAATTGAAGTATCTTGATGGTATTCAAAATCTATGATTATCTTGTTCCCGCCATAAGTACGGGCTGTGCCAAAGTCAATAATGTCTCTGACTTCTTCAAGTTGATAGACTCTAAATCTGTGAAAGAAAAACTTGCAGTCCATACCATCGATCTGTCCCTTGGCTTTTGCCCAGTTGTTAATTTCTTCACCTGTCTCATCTTCTCTATCCATAAGTCGAAGAACTTTTTCTTGAACCTGAACCATATTTTCTATAACGTTGTCCTGGGTAGCATAAAAATAATATAGTAGTTGCTCTTGTTTAATGTGTGGGAAAGGAGATCTACGCATACGAATAAGTCTATCCCAAGTTGCCATAACTCCAGCATAGGCAAGTCTTTGTGGCTCTCCAGTGCTTTCTGGTGTTATAGTAATCCAACTCTCAGTCAATTCGTCAATAGTTGTTGGACGGGATGGAAAGAAAGGAACTCCTATACCTGTATCTAGTCCAATACTTTCTTTTAAGTATTCATTAATCCAAAGAACTGGAGTATTAAATGTTGATGTTGATTCTGCCATTATGCAATCCTCCCTGCATTAGCAACCCATTGATATCCAGTCTTTATTCCTAAAGACCTTCCTCCTCTTTTGGCTGCTGATATATTTTTCTTATAAACTTTTGGAGAGTTGAAATACTGCAAAAGTCCACTTGACTTTAAAAATGATTGTCTAAAATAAACTCCAAAAAAATTATTAATTACCTTATCAAATTGACCTTGGGTTTGTCCACCAGGATTCTCTACACGAACTTCTCTTGAAGTATAAACTTCTTGTCCATCTATTTCAAACCTCAAAACATTTGCTCTCTTTGGTTTAATTGTGACCCCAACTCCTTGTTCCATAATCGTTGCTTTGTTATAAAAAGGCACATTAGATCCTTCTTTAATAGAAGAAGATTGTTTTAAAGATGATGTAAAGGTTATGCCTACACCGCTTATGGCATAGTCAATATCAAATAGTCTTGCTTCTGGGCTTCCAATTTTTTCCCATTCATAAATATGATGAAGTAATTCTGGAGACATTCTGGCGTTAGCATCAATAAACTGTGAAGCCATCTCAGATATCTTTGGAGCAAGAGACATATATAGTTCTGTCTTTCCTCTTTGTACACCCTCTAAAAATCCAGTTGAGTAGTTAATAATATTATTTATTTCTTTTTGAAACTGTCTACTATCAATAACTATTTTGAGCATTATAGATCTCCTGACTGATTCTCAGATCTACGAACTACAAGATTGTAATATTCTATTCCGCCGAATGGACCTACATATGGCTCTTGTGTAGCAATTTCAAATATTGTAGACTTACCTGCTCTTGGACCTGATGTCTCTACATATATAGGGTTACAGTTTTTATCTCTAATGTTTGTTAAGATAACATTTGTTATTGAGTGTGGAGATTCTAAACTAGAAATTCTAACATCTGTTTTTGCCCTGCCAATAAGCACAGTCTTTTGTGTAATATTTACATTTGGCTTGACCTCTTCGTTATTGGCATTACCTGCTGCATTAAAATTAACAGCAATAGTTTTATCTAAAATCCATGTCTTTTTAACATTTCCATAGGTTCCCTGGTCAACGATTGGATAATAAACATCTGCTTGCATTGGAAAAATAAAGTCTGGCTGTTCGCATATCATTAAATTATCCCTGGCTTGACGATAGTCTTAACATACTTATCAAGTATCTTGTCGACTAGGAAGTTTCCTGTTCCGCTAAGCATTGCCTTATCAAACTGAATTCTAAACTGATCTGTGTTGTAGGCTGTAACATATCTCTTATAATAGTCTAACTTTCCACATTTTAAATCTTCAATCAACAACTTTGCTGCATACTCAACATCTTCTGGTACATTTAAATAGCCATGATCTACCACAACTGTGTAGTCATATCCTGATGGGAATGCTATTCCATTGTAACCGTAATATCCAAGATCTCCGCTTGCAACTGGAAGATTTTGTGCAGTTGACTCGTATCTATTTAAATCTCCATCTTGTACTCTTTGAATAGCAGTTTTATCTGATGTGATAATATACTGAAATTCATAAAGATCTGGATTAGATCTATCATAAACTAAAACGTTATTTTCATAAACCTTAAATATTCTATAAACTTTTTCCCATAAAGGCAAGTAGTCTCCACCGTTGCCAGTTCCAAGGACTGTAATCTTTTTATTATAAAATCCTTCTGGAACAAATGTGTCTATCATTGATCTTGCAACTAATTCTAAAATTTTATATTCAGCAATCTCTGATGCTGTTGTTCCTAATGTGTTTGGGTCTACATATGGTCTTACTAGTTCATAGAACTCTTCGTGAATTAATTCTTCACCCTCGACATTTGTAAAAATCTCGACTCTGTAGTTATTATCATATCTTCCTGGAAGAAAAATCTCAATATCATCACCAGTGGAAGAATCTAAAAAATCTAAAGTTTGAACTGAAAGGTCCGCCATATCTGTTACTCTTGCGTAAATATCTGCATCTTGGTACCCTGAAGGTACAACAAAATTTACAACAATGTCATCATATGGCGGAACTCTCAATATCTCCATTGCTTACTTACCAAATTCCTTCGCAACTTCTTCTGGTGTTGCTACACGGATATGTGAACGAGTAAGCCACTTCTCAGCAGCATCCTTATCAACAATGTTATAGCCACGGTAAACCTTGCCTACCTCTGACCATGTAACATTCTTTGTTGAATAAAGTGCTACCTTTTCTTTAACTTCTGCAGCCTTTTCCTTCTTTTTTCTTGGGGAAGCAACTGCTGCTGTAGTAGCACCAATCACACCTTCTGCAACTGATCCAAGTGCCTGAACTTCTTCAGGTGCCTGATATTCAGGTGCTTCAACGACTGCTTGAACTTCTTCTACAACTGGAGTTTCCTCAACATGCTCAACCTCTGGGGCCTCTACAGCAGGTTCTTCTGCAACTGGTGCTTCAAAAACTGGTGCTTCATATGTTGTTTCTTCTACAATTGGATTTTCATTAATGTTTTCCATAATTCCTCCTTGTTAGTATTATATCATTATAAGTAATAAGGGGAGCAGGAGAACTAACTCCTACTCCCCCTAAAATGTACTGTTTACAGATTATGCATCTGATGCAGCGTCAGCGAATGCGATTGCATCCTGCTCTTCCCACTGAATACCGAAGCGAACGAAGACTGTGTATTCTACAGTATCCTTCTTTGGCTTGTATTCACGGTTTACAGTGATGTCACGCTGGAATCCCCATACACGGTTCTGTGGGAATGTCAAGTCGACATATCCTGCAGGGTAGTATGGAACTTCCTGTACGTCAATTCCGAGAACACGTGTTGTACGTGCTCCACCGAATGTCTGTGCTCCACCGTCAAGGTATGCCTGACGATTCATTGGAGTTCCGCCAGCCTGTGAAGCAAATGCTTCAGCAACTGCGTCTGCTAGGGTACCGTTGTTCTTAACGATTCCCTGGAATGCATCTGTACCAGCATAGAACTTCAAGTTAGACTTGATAGCACGATACTTACGTGGCATTGCAAGAATGATGTTCTGCATTACATCTGTTGTCCAGGCGTTATTAGCGACTGTTACAACTGACTCATGAGCATCTCCGTCAGTCTTTACACGGTTTACGAAACCGTTTAGAATTGAAGTAAATGCGTTTGAACCTGTTCCTGTTCCGTTGATTGCAAGGTCTTCGATATCATTACCGAAAGCGTTTGTCATCAAGCGTACAATGTGATCTTCTAGTGCTGCACCTTCGATGTTATCTTCTAGTGCTTCTGCAGATACTTCCCAGTCAAGACGAATCTTCTTTGTAGTCAATTCAACCTTTGAGAATGTTGCACCTGCGTTTGTGTAATCGCCAA